AAACGCTGGAGGGCAGCGGGGTTCAGCGCGTGCGCGCGCGGCAGTGTATCGCTCATTCAAAGGAGAAGTCAGAAGTCAGAGATCAGAGGTCAGAAGGCAGAAGGCACGAAGACAGAAGGCAGAAGGCAGAAGGCGGAAGGCGGAATTTACTGGTAGAATTCCCACACGATAATGACGCCTTGGCTGCCGTTGCCCCCGGCGCGGTCGGTGTTGGTGATGACGGCCGCGCCCCCGCCGCCAGCGCCGTAGCCGGTCGCGTTGCCGCCCACGGCGGCGGTTTGGGCCGCGCCGCCGCCGCCGTAGATGGTGCCGGCGCCCTGGCCGGAGATCGCGAGCGCGGATGAGACACAGAATCCGTTGCCTCCAGCAGTGCCGCCAGTGCTGACGGTGCCGCCGGTGGCGACGGAAGCGCCGGCGCCGCCGAGGGTGATGCTCACGGCGGCCGCGCTAGCCTTGCCGACGCCGCCATTGCCGCCGGGCGCGGTCATCAGGTTAGTGAAGGTGGTGCTGCCGCCGTTGGTGCCGTTGTTCGCGCCGGCCGCACCGCCGCCACCGCCCAGGCCCACGGTAACGACGTAACTGGCGGCCGGGGTGGTGATGTTCGTGCTGGCATACGCGCCGCTGCCCCCGCCCCCGCCCGCCGCGCTTTGGCTGTTCGCCCCGTCCACGCCGCCGCCGCCCGCGCCGCCGCCGACGCATTCGACGAAGATGTATTTCACGCCGGTGGGCACGGTGTAGGTGCTGATGCCGGTGGCGGTGATGATGGTGCGGGTGAAGTTGGTGACGGCGCGCGTGCCCGCGAGATTGGTCAGGTCGGTATCACTGGCTTGTTTGGCGTCGAGCTGGGTTTGGATGGCGCTGGTGACGCCATCGAGGTATTCGAGTTCGGTGGTGGAGACGCCGGCCGAGTTGGTGAGCTGGCCTTGGGCGTCATAGACGGCCACGCGGCTGGCGGTGGCGTTATTGATGAACGGGGCGTAAAGGGACGGGGCATTGCTGAGCACGACACCGCCGCTGCCGGTTTCATCGGTAATAGCCGTGGCGAAGTTCGCGCTGGTATCGCTCAGGGCGTAGCCGGCAAACGTGGTGGGGTTGCTGCCCGCGGTGGCGCGGCCCTTGGCGTCAATGGTCAGGCTGCGGTAGGTGCTGGCGCTGATGCCGGTGTCCGCCAGGTCGAGTGTGGGAGCGCTGAACGAAAAATTCGCGGAGAGGGTGGTGTCCACCAGGTTGGTGCTGCTATCGGTGCTGACGATTTTGGCGGCATTCATATTGCGCGGATGCAGGAACATCGGGCGGTAAATGCCGTTAGTGTCGAGGCGGGCCAGATCCAGACCGCCGAGGGGCGCGCCGCCGCGCCAGGCCCAGGTGGTGTGTCCGGCGAAAATGTTGTCGATGTTGGTGGCGGTATCGAAACGGTACGGCTGGCCGATGCTGGCCGGGTTCATAATGACGACGGTTTGATCGCGGACGGCGAAAGCCATTTGCGCGGAATTGGTCGCGATGGACATGGAGATGAAGCTCCATTTGTTGTTGTTCCGGTAGTCGCCATATTCAAAAAGCCAGGTGCCGAGCACGGTGGAGTTGGTCGGATTGGAAAGGCGGACAGCATTATGCAGCGCGAATCCCTTGTTGGTGTCGTACACGCTGACGTTCATGCCCGTGAAATTGGTGTCGCCTTCCGCAGGGCTGCGGTGGGTGTTGAAGAGATAGCCGTCCGTGCCGCCGCCGGTGTAATTGGTGAGGGTATGCGCGCCCACAATCAGGGTCTGGTACTGGGTGTTGATCATCCAGGCATTCGAAATGGCCGTGGCCGTCGGGCGAATGTAGGTGCCATCATTGAGAAATGGGCTGGAAAGACCTTCCAAAACGTTCGTGGGCAGCTTGGCCCAGTTGGTCAGATGTTCATTCGTCAGGCTCAAACTGCCGGCCGCGATTTGGAAGTAGAGCGGTTGCGCGTTGGTGACGTTCTGATCGACGGTGGCCACGAGATTAGTGAGCACCGCGCTGCCGTGTTGCTTGGTGCGCACCAGGGCGTCGAGCCCGTTGGTGGCGCCTTCCAGATTGCCCACGCGGGTGTGCAGGCCGTTGGTGGCGCCCTGGAGGTTGGCGACGGCGGCCAGAGTGGGAAACGCATTGGTGGGGAGCTTGGCCCAGTTGGTCAGATATTCGTTGGTGAGGGTAAAGGTGAGCGTGCCGGACGTCGTGACGGGTGAGCCGGAAATCGCAAAATGCGCGCTGCCCGCCAGGGCGACGCTGGTGACGGTGCCGCCGCCGCCGCCGATGAGCGAGGAATTCAACCGCATTTTGCCGCCGGGCAAATAATCAATGACGATGTTGTCCCCGGCGAAGATGTTGCTCCAGAAAAAGGCGCGCGGGGTGTGCAAACCCGCTTCCAGCGGGCCGCCGTACTGGTTGGTGGCGCGCACGGGAAGAATGATCTCCTGTGCGTGGAGGTGAACGGCGAGGACGAAGAGGAAAGCCAAACATCGGCGCGCAGCGCCGACGCTACACGCGCGGGCGAGGGTCATGAGGTTTGCGGGCTGGGATTGTCGGCCTCGGCGGGCCGCTGGCGGCCGGTTTGGTTCTTGCGCTGCATGAGATCGAGAGCCTCGGCGAACGTGAGGCTTTGGCCTTTGGTTTTGGCATAGGCCACGAGCACGCTCGCGCGGTCGATCAGGTCCTTGTTTTCGGTTTCCTTTTGGCCGCGCCGGTCCAGCCACCATTTGCCCTTCTTCTCGCAGAGGGAACTCAGGGTTTCGGAGCCGAGATCGAAATTTTCCTGGTCGGCGAGTTCGTCGTAGCCCTGATCGACGGTGAGTTGCGGGGGCATGTTGAAGCCCCAGCGGAGGAAGTCGGCGCCATCATTATTTTTCGAGCCTTGCCCGCTATTCATGCGGGCGGCGACGGCGAATTGAACGCAGCGTTTGGCGCGGATTTTCAGGGTGCGCTGGCGCTTGGCAATGGCGGTGCGGGCCTGGTTCTGGATCAGGCGCACGCTGGCGCCGCCGATGCGGGAAGGATCGAGCAACTCATGGAACCAGCGCAAGGCGAGCATGGCGCGACGCTCGAGGCGCATGACGAAGGCTTCGGTGTTCGGGTGCGGTTGATCATGCTTGAGGGCTTCAATGTCTTCGCCGGAATTGGCGCGCATGTAATACGCCTCGCCGCCCATGATCTTTTCGACTTTCACGTCGTTGGGCGGGATGAAATCGCCGGTGCCGTTATCAGGCCGGGCGACGATGAGATCGCCGCCGGGACCGGCATCGCCGGTCTCGGTCTTGATCTTCACGCCGAAACTGGCCAGGCGTTTGACGGCTTTTTTGAGGAAGGCGTCGATGTCGTCCCCGTCGAACACGTCGAGCATGGCTTTGCCGATGCGCGGCACGCCGCGGTGCAGGAAGCGGAATTCGGGCTCGAAACTGAGCTGGCAGTTGTACGCGGGGATGATCTCGGAGTCGTCTTCCGGCGAGCCGCCGGAAGAAGCACGCGAGCCGCGCGCGCTCCCCTTCAACTGAATGCCGATAAATTGGTCGTCGCGATCGAGCACGACGCCGTTAACGATGCGGGCGCCGTCATACGGGCCGCCTTTGACGGTGTCTCCACTGCTCGCAGCGCGAGCAGTGCTACCAGCGCGCGAGGTGCTCCCGCCAATCTGCAGGGCTTCAATGAGCTTGAGCCGGGGCTGGTTGTTTTCGTCCATGACGAAGATGACGGCATCGTCGCCGTCCATGTCCCAAGCCATCGAGGAGAGTTCGAGTTCGGTGCGGAAATCGAATTGGCCGCACAAGCTGGCGTTCGGGTACCACTCGTGCATGAGCCATTCTTCGTATTCCTGGCCCCACTTGGGATTGCGCCCGGTGTAGTGCGGGCGCCAGCCATCGCCAACGGCGTATTCGGCTTTTTGCGCGATGGCGTAAGCAATGTTCGAGTTTTGCGCGAAGAGTTGGCGCGAGAAGTTCACCAGCTCGAGCCAATCGTAATCGTAAAGGCCGCAGGTGTTGGCCCAGGGGCTCGGGCGCGGGCGGTAATAGTCCTCCTGCGCGGTGGTGCGCGGGGTGGCAAACAGGCTGGTGCCGACCCAGGCGGAGGGGGAACCCACCCCTTCACCCCTCCCAGGAGGGGAACCGGGAGCGTCCTGGCCGCGGCGGTCGATGATGCGATAGGTCATGGGGAAAGGGAGTGGAGTGATGGAGTGATGGAGTGATGGAGTGATGGGAAAGCGCAGCCAATCGCGTGCGCGGCAATACTCCAACACTCCATTACTCCATTACTCCGTTGTTCAGACATATCGCGGCGTGGTTCTGCGCGTGCGGGTGTTGGTGCTGGGGTAATCGTCCGGGGCCAGGGCGTTCAAGGCCGCATAGAGCATCTCGTAGCGGGCTTGCGGGGTGAGGAAGATTTTACTTTGGCCGCTGGAATCGCCGGCGCCCCACTGGATCAGGGTTTTGCCCGCGGCGATCTCGGCCTGGACCTTCTCGATCTGTTGCTCAAGCCATTCGCGGGGCTGGCCAAAGAAATAGTTGAACGCTGCCATTCTTCAGAAGGGCAGACAGTCAGAGGGCAGAGGACAGAGGATAGATGTCAGACCTCTGACCTCTGATCTCTGATCTCTGATCTCTGGTCCAGTTTGGCCAGGCGGGCTTCGAGGGCGGCGACTTTGGCGTAGAGGGCCGTAATCTCGGCGCAGTGCAGGCCGCCGCCTTTGATGGAAACGCTGCCGGTGAATTGGAATTCCCAATTCCCGCGATACGGCTGCGCGAACAGGCCGACGTTGCCGGTCTTCGGGTCACTCCAATAGATGCCGTCACAGAGAAGGTCGTGCCGGATGTAGTCGGAGTATTTGCGGACGACGAAGCCCCACGGACGCCGGATGGTCTTGCGGTCGATGCTGCGGACCTCGAGGTAACGCTCGAATTGCGCGTCGGTGTCTTTGCCCTGGCCGCACCAATGGGTTTCGAGCACGTCCATGAACATGGGCTCGTCGGGCTTTTCGCTGCGGACGTTGTAACCCCAGAAGTACGCGACGTTGCCGCGCGGGACGGCGTGGTTGTAATGCGCCTCGGCGCAAAAGGAATAGGAAGCGCTCACGGCGCGCTCTTTATCGGGCGGGGCCAGGGTGAAGCCCGGGGCGGGGAAGGTGGCGGCGGTGGTCATGCAGGGGCGTCCTCCACCTGCGCGGCGACGTCGATGATGAGGCCGCGGTTGATCGCGCGCCAGGTGCACATGCAGCGGCAGTCGGCGTAGTGGTCGTCAGCGTGGACGTTCACGTATTTCCACCTTGCCATGCCGAATTGCGGTTGCACATGTTCTTTTTTCCAGGCGTGCAGTTGGCGGAAGTATTCCGCGTTCCAATCGCCTTTCAAGGTCTCGACTTTCACGTCTTTCACCCCGCCATCGCGGCGCGCGCTGACGATGTCTTTGATGGGCGGATTGAGCCAAGTGATGATCGGGCATTGTTTCTTGAGCCAGCCTTTCCGGCCGCCACCCAGGTCCACCGGGGCGAGCAGGTCTTTCCGGCGCGGATCGTCGGCGCGCAGGCCGATGGCGGGGTCGCCTGTTTGCGGCGGCCACTTGTAGGGGAGCGGGATTTTTTGGCCGGTCTCGGCGTTTTTCCAGAGGAAAACGAATTCGTCGGAGCCGCGCAGGGCTTTCCAACTCACCCACCTCGGCCTTCCGGCGGGGGTGCCGGAAGGGACACGGTCGGCGGCGTGTGCTCCCCAGACGATGTGGCCGTGTTCGGCGCAGTTTCTCACGACTTCGGCAGGGCGATGGGACCAGTCCACCATCACGTCTTCATCGAGCACGCCGTACTCGAGTTGCACCTCACGGATTTCGCTCCAGTTATGGACCATTTTCGCGAATACGGCGGCTTCGTCGCCGCGGGCGCTCCAGGCCATCACGAGGACCCAGAAATGATCGATCTGCACGTCGGCAGCGAGGAAGATGTGGTCTTGCAAGGGCCAGAATTTCTTCTGCGCGGCGAGGGCGGTGCGGTCGGCGCTGGAAATTTCGATGACGGGGGCGTTCGCATACGGATTCAGACGCTTGGGGTCCCAGGAGACGGCGCCGCGCTTGGTCATCAGCTCGCGCATGCGCTCGTGATAGCCCGCTTTCCAGGCGCGCGCGGCTTTGATCCAGTCCACCGCGAGATCGCCCCAGGAGTATTCGGAGGGCGGGAGAGCGAGGCTGTTCCAGCGGAAGGAAACGGTGTCGCGCGGGGCGCTCGGGTTGGTGACGCGGTAGCGGGCGCGCTCGTTCATGCGGCGCGAGGTTTCTTCGGTTTGCTGAATGGCAGCGCCGCAATGTTCGCACACGAGGCGGGTGGCGTTTTTCACGGCTTCGAAATCCCATTGGCCGGCGGGCTTCGTGATTTCGTTGGTGGGGAAGCGGAGGTGTTTTTCCAAGTCCACAAAATCAATGGATTGATGGCCGCCGCAGTGCGGGCACGCGAGTTCCCATTCGCGCATGTCGCCGGCGGTGAAGCAGGCGTCGAGTTCGCAGCCGGCGTTGCCCGCGGTGGAGCCGTTGACGATGCGTTTGTTGGGCCAGGCGGTGACGCGCTTGTGCGCCTCGGCGAGCAGGGACATGGGTTGCCAGACGAACACGTCATCGGTGAACACGTAGCGCAGGCTGTGGCCCTGGGTGTTCGAGGGGTTGGCCGCGAGGATGAGCGAGAAGGTGTGTTTGAAGCTGATTTTGCATTTGCCGGTCGAGTGGCGGCACTGGCGGAGGAAGGGCTGGATGGCTTCAGTGTCTTCAATCATCGGGAGCCAGCGGTCGTCCGCGATCGGGCGGACAAATTCGTTGGTTTGCACGTAATAGCCAATCGGGCCGGGGCTCTCGCACAGGGACCAGATCGCGTGCGTGAGCATGAAAAAGGTTTTGCTGCCCTGCACACAGCATTGCAGCGTGATCATCTTGCGATGGTTGTCGGCGAATTCGGCGCTGGGCTCCTTGAGCCATGGGGTGCGCGAGAAATCGGGGCGCGTGCCCTTCGGGGAATTGCGAATGCGAACGTGGTCCTCGATCCAGGCCCAGGGCGGGCGCAGATCGCGCGGCTTCAGCGCGGCGCGCGCAGCGGCTTCGAGGTCGATGTAGTTTTGGTCACGGGGTTCGCCGTGGCGGTTCTTGGCCACGGGTTCGAGTGGAGAGTCATTTTGAGCTGCTCGTTGAGCGCGGTCCACTTTTTCTCGATGGCCGCAATGTCGCCACCACACCGCGCGAGATCCGGCGCGTAGGTCGCGGGTTGCGCGTCGAGCAGCTTCACGATCTCACGCACGAAGGCGGCCGTCACTTCCTCGCCCACGCCTTTATGGATGTAGAGCGCGTCCTGCACGTCGTTGAACTTTTTCTTTTTGCGCAGGACCTCGTCCTGGATGGCTTGCGCCTTTCGGTCGGACTCGGAAAGCGGGTGCTGCTCGTAAAGCCACACGAGCAGCCAGGGGTTCAACTGTGCGACATCGACGCGGCTGCCGCGGAAGCCTGGCGCCCCGGCATCTTTCGCGCGGCGTAAGAGGCGCGCCGGCACGCCGAGCTGCGCGGCGGCGGCCTTGATGGAATCGCAAACGGTCGATTGCGATGGCTCACGCGATAAGAAATGGAGATCCGCATCGTTGAGATGTTTACCGGCCTTCCAGCGCTTGAGGATGTCCTGCAGTTGCCGCGAGTGGGCGCGGATGGCCTCCTCAATACTTTCCATGCCCGCGCGTTTTTTTGTTTTTTTCGTACCTCACTGGAAAAGAAGCCGCGGTTTGGTAACCTGAATTTCGGTTTTCGCCCTAATAGATTTCTTTCAATTCGCACGAAAGAATCTCGTCAATTCGCTTTCGAATTCGTTCCAGTTCGGCTTTTAGTTCCGACTTCGCTTCGCTCGACCAGGTAATGATCAATTCAGGTTCGAGTTGACGCAATCCTTCATTCACCCAGCTCGCCGCGATCCAACCAGCGGAAGTCACGAGCGGTTCATTCAGGCCCCGTCGCGCGCTCCGGAGTTCGCGTCGCAACTTCCCAGCACTCCATTTTTCTTTTTCAGCGCGAGCAAGATATTTTGATTGTTGCGCCGGTGGTAGGGCAGCCACTTCTGCGTGGTGAGTCCATGACAGCTTGTCCCGGCGCCGGGACAGTGGCAGATGGCGTTCGACCCAAGCCCAATTCCGCAGCGTCTGGTATTCCTCTTCAAAAAGTCCCGCCGCTAACCCGTATTTCCCCAAAAAGCCACCGATACGCTTCTCGATATTCTCGTGATGGGGAAAACCCAGATCAAGGTCCGACAAAGCACCCGCATTCAACAAGCCGCCGATGTTAAACTGAATGCCCTTGCGCTCTCGATTTATGTCGCGCCAAGCGTCCCACCAATCTTTCGATGTCCAACCCTGCTTGAAAACCGGACCAACCTCCGTGAATTGAATCCTCTTGACCGTCTCGATCACCCATTCCTCCTGCGATGGTTGCTCTGCCGCATCCGCTCCCGTGCAGCGTCATCACGATTCGCGCGCGTCTGCCTTAGACCAAGACCATCGCGAAAACCCTCAACCCCTTCCTCCACAGCCTGCTTCGAAATGCCGAATTTAGCCGCCCATTGCGGCCCCGTCATTTCCGTCGCCAACAAGATCCCGGCGCTAATTCCGAGCTGCACCATTGCCAAGCCAGGCTTCTTCTTGCGACACGCCTCCGCGATCAGCGCGTTCGTGATTTGCTTCCTCAAAGCCCGCCGTTCGGCAATCCAGAGCAACCGCGTCCGCGCGAACCGCTCCGCAGACACGGCTGCCAAACCAGACGGCACGCCCGCCTCATCGGCATCAAACCCGGCCAACACGCGGACGAAATCCGCCACCTCACGCCGAAACTGCTTGAGACTCAAGCCATATTCCTTCGCCCACTTCGCTTGTGGCTTCGCCGATGCCAGCAACGCCCCACTCGCGAAGCCCAGTTCCACCGTCCGCAAACCCGGCTGCTCACAATCATCGAGAATCAAATGCAAAAGAAACTGCACCACCTCTCGGCGAAACCGCTCCCGCTGCTCCTGCAGCCACTCCGTCAAAATCCTATCCTCAATCCAATCCACCATCGTGCGACCTGTGGCGGCTTCGCGCACCTCATCCCGCGCGAGATCCTCAAGCGAATCCAATTCCGAAAAATCAAAATGCGTGATCTGAACCGGCTGCGGGACATCATCAATCCATTCGACCGGGATATGGCCATGAGATTCAGCCCCCGCCAAGAGAAGTTTACCCATGAGGGCAAACCTCCGAGTCAAAAGACACCGCACCGGCGCTGGGCCGAAAACAAGGCGGCACATTGCGTAGCCTAACGAACGCGCCCCCTGCCGACGATGCCAAAATGACGCACCGCCCGATCACATGGGCTCCCCAACCGCCCGGCCATCCCGCAAAGCCCCGCGCTGGCCCTGAACAATGTGATAAGCGGGCCGAACGCTTTTTGCGGGTAGCTCGCGAGCGGTTGGGAAAAATTTCATTCGGCTCTCAATCGATAAAACCGCGCCCGCGCGTCTGCTGGCTCGATCAAAGTAAAACAAAACCGCTCCGAGGCATCCTGAACAGGTCTGGAATAAATCTTGCGCCAATGGACGCAATCCCCACTCGACTCGATTACCGCCGCCTTCCGCCCGGCCAACCCCGACACGGACAGCGTGACATAGCGAAATCCATTCGTGGAAACGTACCGCAAGCCGCCCGAGCCCGCATCATGGACGAGCGGAAATTGGACCGGATAAACCTTGATCTTCAGTTCGGCGCCCAGCCCGACCGATGAGACTGCCAGACAAGCAACCGCCAACGCCGCCAAAATAATTTGCGACGATTTGCGACGAATTCTGAGGCCCACCCACCCCTTTTGGTGCCTTCCGGAAGGCGAGTGATGAGCAATAATCCCTCGTAAAGCTGGGGTTTCCGCGTGTTTTGGATGGTTACCCGAGGCGGGCTGGTAGCCCGCTACCGGCACTTCAGTTTTGCCGTGATTTCTCATGTGAATTTGAGGTTGAGTATTCCGTTTGCGACGGTTTTGCGACGAATAGCGAACCATTCTTCGCCAATTTGCTTGGTCCGCGGGCGGCGATAGCTCCGCATCACTTCCGCGGGGCTGTTGCCCATTTCGAGGGAAACTTTCGCCACGTCTTCGGTCACGGCGGTCCGATACGTGCCGAACGAATGGCGCAAGGCGTTGTGTCGCCATCGGCCCAGGCCGACGCGCTTGGCCAGCCGGCTCAATGCCTCGCCGATCCGGCCGCTGCGAAAGTCGGTGACCGGCCCGCGCGCCTCGTTCCACGGCTCAAGCCAATCGGCGGCGTTGTCCGGGATGGGAGCGAGGCGGGCTTCCTCGGTCTTATTTTCGTCGGAGACGTGGATCACGCGATGTTCGATGTCCACTTCTTCCCATCGCAGGCGCTCGATCTCGCTCTCGGTGCGCAGGCCGCAAAAGCCGCCCAGGATCAGCACGGGCAACAGGCGATCGTTGGCGCCTTCCAGCAACAGCCGCATCTCGGCTGGGGTCCAAATGGCTTTGGCGGCGCGGGTCTTGGCTTTGGGCACGGTGACGAGGGCGCGCAGACCGACGCTGGCGAAGAAGTTGGTCAGGGCCGCGCGGTAGTTGTTCCGGGTGCGCGGACCGATGCGGAGGCCATCGAGCCAGGCGGCGATCATTTCGGGCGTGAGCCGGCCCAGCGGCAGGGTGAATGAGCGCGCGAACTTGCCCAAGCGCAGTTCCAGATCGCGCACGGTGCGGAGGCGGCGGTTCGCGGCGCGTTTGGTGGCGAGGAAGCGTTTGACGGCATCGGCCACGAGCACGGCGGGCGCGGCTTCGAAGGGCTCGCGTTTGAGGCGTTCGCTGACCTGGAAGTAATGTTCCTCGATGGTTAGGCCGCGCTGGTGCAAGAGATCGCGCAGGCGCTCGGCGTAATCCCGCTCGCGCGGGGTGAGGCGCAGGAAGGCGCTGGCGCCGTTAGCCAGGCTGGTCAGGATCTCGTGGGCGTAACTCTCGGCCAGCGCGCGGCTGGAGAACCCTTTGCGGACGGTGCGGGCGCCGTCATGCCATCGGACCTCGTAGCGGACCTTGCCGGCGAAGTTTCGGCGGTAGATCGGCAGGGTGACGTTGCCGAGGCGCTGGTGGAGCGGGGTCATAGTCATTCGGTCTCGCGCAAAAGGCGCTCCATCTCTTCGCGGGTGATGCCGGGCCGACACTCTAGGAAAAACTTCCAAAAGCGATCCGCTTGCGAGGAATAAGCCTCATGCGGATGCGCCTCGGCAAACCAGCGCCAGGTGATCTCTTCGATTTGCGCGTCGGTTGGTTCAGTGGGTTCGATCATTTCGCGGTGCGTCGTCATGGCGGGGGCTCGGCGGTGTAAACGGGCTCGGGGACTTTGGGCGAGTCGCCCAAAGGGACAGGCGGGCCGCCCGTGCTCCCCGGAACGGGTTCGGCGGTTTGGGCGAGCAGCGCGGTGAGCAGGTTATTGGTGCGCTTTTGTTCGCGCACGATGGCGCGGAGTTGCGCATAGACCACCCACGGGAAAATCAGCCAAAAGATCGCGAGGATCATCGCCAGGATTACGACGATCAGCCCGATAATGCCGGTGGCGAGGTGTTCAGCGTTCATGCCTTTGATTTGGTCCTGCGGATTTTGTATTGGACGGGCTGCTCGTGCAGGGACGCCAGGCTGACACCGCGCTTGGCGAGGTATTCGATGAAGGCTTGCCGCGCATGTTCGCTCTCGCTGCTGAAGGTTTCCGCCGCCAGCGCTTGAAAGGCTCGTTTCATAGTGCGGGGCACGCGCACTTTCATTTCCGTGTCCTTAGAGGGTTGCATGTTTGAGCCATTGGCCGCGCGTTTTGCCTGCGAGCTTCACTCGTTTCATCGGTTTCCGTCGTGCAATGAGTTCACTGAAGGCGATGCGCCCGATGTCGGAGAGGTCCAGTTGTTCCTGGTCGGCCATTTGCACGAGGGCAAATTTCATTAGAGGCTCAACGCGGACCTTTATTTCTTCAGACTTCTTTGGCCGCATGGTGGGAACGATGGGGAACAACGCCCCACACGTCAAGCCTATTTTTCTTTGCGAAAGTTCTTGACCGAACGTTCCCCGTTATGGGACAAATGGGGAACATGAGCAAACGAAGGCTTAATGCCGAAATCAAAACAAGGGTCGAAAAGCCAATCAAACGGGCTTTCGAGAGGCTGGCCAGGGAACGGGCGCTGGACGCCTCCGATTTACAACGCGAGGCGCTGCGGGAATATCTGGAGCGCGCCAAGGGCGCTCACGCGCTGGCGGAGTAAAATTCTGACTCCTGACTTCTGAATTCTAACCTCTAACCAATTTGGCCTGGTCGCGCGGGCGGGAAGAAACTCAACGAACGAAAAGGAGGGCAAGACAACCTAAAATGATTCCGCTTCTTTCCCTACAACACCGCGCGACTGGCCAAGCAAGTCTTGAGGCGAAAGTCTTGGGTCCTGCGAAAGGGGATGCCTATTGCGCATTCCTGGAGCGCAAGACGCACTTGGGCCAGCAATCGGGGTTCAAGCCGCTTTGGATGCCGGATTTCCTGTTCCCATTCCAGCGCGCGCTCACGAGCTGGGCGATTGAGAAGGGGCGCGCGGCCATTTTCGCGGATTGCGGCCTGGGCAAAACGCCCATGCAACTGGTCTGGGCACAGAACGTGGTGGAGCGCACCTGCAAGCCCGTGCTCATCCTCACGCCGCTGGCGGTGGGCGCGCAGACGATTCGGGAGGCGGGCAAGTTCAGCATTCAGGCGGCGCAATCGCGGGATGGGAAGATTGCGGCACCGATCACGGTCACGAATTACCAGCAGCTTCATAAGTTTGATTGGAAAGAGTTCGGCGGGTGCGTCTGCGATGAATCGTCCATCCTGAAAAATTTCGATGGGCAGATCCGCGCGCTGGTGACCGAGTTTATGCGGAAACTGCCGTATCGGCTGCTCTGCACGGCTACGGCTGCACCCAATGATTACATCGAGCTGGGGACTTCGAGCGAGGCGCTGGGGGAGTTGGGCTTCACGGACATGATTAATCGGTTTTTCAAAAAGTCCGAGAAGACGGCGACGCGGTCAGAGGAATATCGTTCGGGTCTCTACCGTTTCCGCGGCCATGCGGCGCACGATTTCTGGCGTTGGGTGTGTTCGTGGGCGCGGGCGTTGCGGCAGCCGTCGGATTTAGGTTTTCCGAACGATGATTACCGTCTGCCGGAACTGATTACGGTGGAACACATCGTCAAGGCGCGCACGGCGAACCCTGATTTTCCCGCCCACGGGTTAGCCGAGCAACGCGCGGAACGCCGGCGGACCATTCACGAACGCTGCGAAATGGCGGCGGCGCTGGTGGCGGACACGGGCAAGCCGTCGGTGGCCTGGTGTCATTTGAACGAGGAAGGGCATTTGCTGGAAAAGCTGATTCCTGGCGCGGTGGAAATAGAGGGAAACGATTCGGACGAGTTCAAGGAAGAAACCTTTGAAGCGTTCGCGGCAGGGCAAATTCGCGTGCTGGTGTCCAAGCCAGTCATCGCGGGGTTCGGCCTGAACTGGCAGCACTGCGCGCATCAAAGCTTTTTCCCGTCCCACAGCTTCGAGCAGTTCTATCAGGCGATTCGTCGGTCCTGGCGGTTCGGCCAAAAGCAAACAGTGCGCGTAGACGTGATCACCTCCGAGGGCGAGGCCGGGGTGATGGCCAACCTGAAGCGGAAGGAAGCTCAGGCAGAGTCGATGTTCGCGCGGGTGGTGGAGCTCATCAATAACGAGCTGCGCCTGGAGCGGCTGAATCGGTTCACGCAAGAGCAAACTATTCCGTCATGGCTGTAATCAATCAACTGATCACGCCGAAGTATGCGCTGTATAACGGCGATTGCATCGACGTGATGGAATCCCTTCCGGACGGCAAGATTGATCTGAGCCTTTATTCGCCGCCGTTCTGCGGGCTTTACAATTACAGCAGCAGTGAGCGCGACCTGAGCAACTGCGCGAGTTACCAGGATTTCTTCGCGCATTACCGTTTCGTCGTTTCGGAATTGGCGCGACTCACCAAACCGGGGCGGATCACGGCGGTGCATTGCATGGATGTGCCAGGAACGGGCAACGGCGCGACGGCGCGGATGGGTTGCGGCGCGAATGTGGGCACGGGGTTGATTGATTTTCCGGGTGACCTTATCCGGCTGCATGAGGAGTGCGGATTCGTTTTTGCGGGCCGACGTGCGATTTGGAAGGAGCCGCTCGGCGTGCGTTTGCGCACGATGGCCAAAGGGCTCGCGCACGCGCAGATCGTGGAGGACTCGACGTTGTGCGACGTCGCGAATGCGGATTATCTGCTCACCTTCCGACGGAAAGGGGACAATCGCATTCCGGTCGCGCATCCGACGGGCCTGCATTCCTACGCTGGCGAACGGCTGATCCCGCACGAGTTGCAGCAATGGAAGGGACACAAGGGCAAGCAGACGGAGAACCGTTTCTCGCATTGGATCTGGCGCCAATACGCCTCGTCGTTTTGGGATGATATTCGGATTGATCGCGTGCTGCCGTATCAGGAAAGCCGCGAAGCCGATGACGAGCGGCACGTGCATCCGTTGCAACTGGACGTGATTGAGCGTGCGTGCGTGCTGTGGTCGAATCCGGGGGAGGTGGTGTTTACGCCGTTCATGGGTGTGGGCAGCGAGGTGTATGGGGCGGTGTTGAGCGGGCGCAAAGGGATCGGGATCGAACTCAAGACTTCCTACTACAACCAGGCCGTGCGGAATCTGGCCGAGGTGGAAAATGCGGCGGAACAGGATTTGATGGGGCTGATGGAGGTGCCCGCATGAGTTCGGCGAATCTCGGACCAGAGGCGCACAATCTGCGAGTCCAGCCATGACCTTGGCGAAAGGCGAAATGCAAGCACTCCTGGCCATCTCCCTGGCCACCGGCTCTGACGGCAGCGCGCCGCTGGGGCCGGTGATGGCCGGTTTTCGCCGCGAAAGTGAGGCGCGTTCCATTCTGGAATCCCTGTGCAGATGCAACCTGATCGTGGTGGATTGGGTCTCGCGCACAGCTCGAATGCTGGAAGCGAACGTAGCTCGCCTGATTCTGCCTTCCTCACCGCAAGCGGAACTGCTCCCGAATGAGCACCCGCTGGATGAGGCGTTGGCGGACGTGGCGAAAATCAGAGGTCAGAGGTCAGAGGTCAGAGACGAGTTTCCCGCGCGCGTTTCTGCGCCGCGCCTCGAAGGAGTCGAGATCGAGAATAAAAGTACTTCTTACTCGAATTCGAATCGAGTCGAGGGCGCGGCGGCGGCGCGTTCCGGCGGCGCCGCCGGAACGGACACGCGGGGTCGCGTGTGCTCCCCGGAGGCTGACGCGGCGGCCGCGTACATTGGGGAAAAGCTGGCGTTGCCGTCCATGCTGCATGTGCTCAAAGAGGTCACGGGCGGGGTGGAGCACATGCGGTTGAAGTTTTCCTGGCTGATGGATCACAAGCCTGAGCGTCTGGCCGAGTTGATCGGCGAGGCGGCGACGCCGGAGGTGCGGCAAAAGGCGCGCTGGCTGAACGCCGCGATGCGCAAGGAGATGGCCGTATGAACTCGCCGGGTGCAGCGGAAATCCAATTTGAGCGCGAGGGTGCCCGCGTTCAGGAAAGGGGTCACAACGGTGCGTTGGCGGCGGCACGGACGTCCGCCGCCAGCCGCCCTGACGCTGGCGAGTGCCTCACGCTCGCTCAAGTCGCCGCGCGGTTGCGGTGTCGCCCCTGTGACGTGCCATTGCGGAGGCCCGGCGAGGCCGAGGGGATCGGCTATTTCACTTTGCCGAACGGCGCCGTGCGGGTGCCGGTGGCCGAGTTGGTGGATTACATCTGGCGGGTGACGGTGAAGCCAGAAAAGAAAGGGATGAGTGACGTGTGACGAGTGACGAGCCAATCTGCACCACGGCGGGCGGCGTCTCCGCCTCCACCTCCGCGCCGCCCGCCCCGAAGGAAGTCAGCATTCCGACTCCTGACTTCTGTCTTCTGTCTCCTCATTCCCTTTTTTGGTCGCAAGCCATCGCTTACGGCGCAGTGATTCTGTGGCTGATCTTATGAGACTCGTCGGCTGCATCTTGATCGTCATTGGCTGCGCCATCGCGTTCCTTGGGCCGTGGCAGATTGCGGCCTTCTTCAGCGGGCTGGGCGTCGTGGCGGTTTGTTATCCGAGTTCAAGGCCATGAAAACAGAAATTTTACAGAAGCAAACGAAGGAAACGAAGCCCGCAGACGGATATCTGCCTCCGTCCGGTCCAGTCCCTTCGTTGCCTTCTGTAAAAAATTCTTCTGCCCCATGAGCCCGCACATCACCATTCACGTGGACGAGAGTGTCCGGTGCAAAATCTGCCAGCGACCCGGCGCGACGGCGACGGGCGAGTGTTTGCGGTGCATCGGTAGGAAGCTCAAAACCACGCTCCGGCAGCGCCTCGAGCAAGGCGAACTGTTCGTTAAAGACGGCGGCGCCGCGCGGCATAATCCCCCCAAGTGACGAGATGAGCGCGATCTCTTATGCGGCCCCGGTGGTGCGCTGCCCGTATTGCGGGACGGTGAACGTGGCGTCGGCGGCGCTGGCGAAATGTCGCGGGTGCGGGAGCGAATTCAAAACGGTCGCGCGCCCGCTCACGGATGACGAGATCCAGAAATTCATGGCCGTCGGCGCCGACCGGCCCTTGCCCCGCTTATGAATCCGCAACAGCTCAAAGACAATCTCTCGATGCCTTATGCGCGAACTTACTGACGAGGAGGATGTGTATTGGGTTAGGACCCATAGATTGAGCGGAAAAATCACTGCTGCTTTAGTCGAGAAGCACTTCTCCAAAGCAGAACTCGAAAACGAACTGAATGACATGCGTAAATTTGGGCCTGTGCGCCGAATACTGGCTAGTCGCGTGGTAATTGGTGACGCACTCAAGGCAAGCGCATAACGCAGAGCTGAGGCACGGCGGCGATAACCAATGACTTTATGAGCGAGAAACATGAACAAATGACTACGGCTCCCGCCGTTGCCTCCAGCGACGGGTTAGGATGCGTCCAGTGCAAGGAGTGGGAAGGTGAAATCGACTCGCTCTATAAGGCACTGCACGTAAAGCTTGATGAGACAACGGTGGATATAGCGTGTAGTCAGGCACTCGAAGCCATCGCCTGCCTGAAACACATCGCAATCGAGATGGCCGCGCATGGTGACTGCCACTGCACGAAAAAGGATGACCATTGCCCATATTGCATCGCGTGCAACCTGGTCGATAGCGGACTGCGCATGACCGAAGACGACGAGCGCAGGATGATAGACGCTCTAGACGCTCTAGCATCCTAACGGCGAGTTGAGCAACGGAAA